ATAGTCGATGAGGCAGATTATATGAATGCCGAATCGGTTCAACCAGCACTAAGAGGTTTCATTGAAAAATTTAGTAGCAATGTTAGTTTTATTTTTACTTGCAACTTTCGTAATAGGATCATTGATCCTATCCATTCACGTTGCTCTGTAATAGAATTTACTTTACCAAATTCAGAAAAGCCAAAACTGGCCACCACATGTTTGTCTAAAATTAAAGATATCCTAACTTCACATGAAATTAAATTTGAAGAAAAGGTTCTTGCTGAATTGATCATGAAACATTTTCCAGATATGAGGAGAGTGTTAAATGAGATTCAAAGATATTCAGTAGGTGGTGTTATCGATGCAGGAATACTTGCACAGATTGGTGAAATTAATCTGAATGAATTAATGAAAGCATTGAAGGAAAAACATTTTTCTGAAGTTCGTAAATGGGTAGTTCAAAACGTAGATAATGATCCTTCAACTATATTCAGAAAAATTTATGATGGAGCGAGTGGACATTTAAAAGAAACTTCTATTCCTCAAGCTGTTCTTATTATTGCCGATTATCAATATAAGTCTGCTTTTGTAGCAGATCAGGAAATTAATTTAGTAGCATGTTTAACTGAAATGATGGTAGATTGTGAGTTTAAATAGGAAATATTATGAAAGTTTGTCGTTACTGTGAAAAAGAAAAACCACTAGAAGATTTTAATAAACACTCACATGGATCCGATGGTTATGATAATAGATGTAAAGAATGTACAAACGAAGATAAAAGGACTCGACATCAATTACATAGGGAAAATAAACATACAAAAACAGAAGAATGTGAAATGTGTGGAAAAATAGAGGAGAAGAAAGGAGGGACACGATTAGATCATGATCATGATACTAACCTTCCAATCTCGGAACGTTTTAGAGGATGGTTATGTGATGATTGTAATGTTGGTCTTGGAAGATTAGGAGATAATCGTGAGGCTGGCGATAAGATACATAGATATTTTGACAAAGTAGAGGCAAGGAGAAATGGCGGATTATTTGCAATTAACTAAAGAAGAAACGTTTGATATATTAGATAAGTTTAATGAACACTATGCCGCATTTAATGATATTGAGGCATATTATCGTTATAAGAAAAAGAAACGTTTAGAGGATTTACCAACCTCACTCTCATTATTTGGTGTGGGTCCTGAAGAGGATTTATTTAATGACCCCGATCTTGAACCAAAGGACATGGAATTTGAAGTCGTTACTACTTCTGATAAAGCAGAAGAAGGTAAGATGTTAGGTAAAGATTATACACAACTTTTGGAGATTACTGCATCATTTAATGTAGAAAATAATCCCGGCCGATCTAGTCGATTTTGTATTAGAGAAAAAAATACAGGAAAGTATGTGGGCTTTATTAAGTTAGGATCTCCTGTATTGAACATTAAACCGAGAAATAATTATTTTGGTGTTTCAAAAACTCCATTAGACCTTGCTAATAAACATTTTGTTAATGGGTTTAATATTGTTCCAGCACAACCATTTGGTTATAATTGTTTGGGTGGAAAGTTATTGGCATTATATTGTTGTAGTCATGAACTTAGGGAATTTCTTAATGAGAAATATGACAAGATGGAAGCATTGTTTTTCGAAACAACTTCTCTATATGGTTCAATTAAAAATGTAAGTCAGTATGATGGCTTAAAACCATTTTTACGACATACTGGTAATACAGAAAGCAAATTGCTTTTAAATCTTTCAGATGAATTATATGCTAAAACTAGAGATTTTTTACAAGAAAAAAACGGTGGGCCCCTGTATGAGTCAGATCAAGATATTCCTACAAGTGTAAAGATGAGGACACAAGATAAAATATATTCTATCTTAAAAAATAATTTGAAGTCATATGATGTTAATAAGTTTGCTGAATTCCAGAAATTGATTAAAGAGAAAATGGCAATTACTACTCAAAAACGATATTACACTTCAGATTATGGTTTTGAAAATACTAAAGATTATATTTTTGGAAAAACAGATAAGTTAATTAAAAAACCAAATTATGATAATTATTCGTTTGAAAATTTAACTAAATGGTGGAAGAAAAAAGCACAGAAGAGATGGGAAAATGTTAAAGCAAATGGAAAGTTACGTAGAGAATTAGAGTTTTGGAATGCCGATAATATCGATAAGTTAGATATTATTAGATAGACACTTGACATATTATAGAAGTATGTTATAATAATAAAAATTGCGAGTAGTTGTAGGCAACACTTTGGAATTCCATTCTGAAGATATAGGTTCGAATCCTGTTGCTCGCTCCATACTAAAATTTGAAAATGTCACTTGAACTTTTTTATAATGAACTCAAGCCCCAAAATACTTTACGAATATTAGTCTACCCCAACATTACATATTCCAAGGATTTAGAAAAGGATAGTTATATACAAGTTATCCATTCTATGATCATTGAGTTAAATAAAATTAGGGATGACCTATTCTTTTATTTGGTTACACCGAAGCATTTGCCTATGTTTTCGGTATTTCCAAATGTACATCAATTCGTAATGTATTTTCCCAGTTATCCCCAGAGTATGAGAATGCACTTTGATGTAAAGGATTGGAATCTTATTCGACATAGGAGATGGGATTTTGATCTGATATTTTCTCACCTACCAGAACATACACTCAATATAAAAAATGTTTTATATAATACTTCTAGTCATAATCCTCCTGTTGTAGGATATTGTCATTGGTTTGATATCAAGGATGTAGTAGTTTCTACAATGCATGCTCTGAACTATAATTTGATGGGTTTGTTAGAAATGAAGAGGTGTTATATGAATACACAAGCTCAAAAAATCCTGGTTTTAGAGGAGGCCGAAAAGATATTAAGTAAAGCAAATTGTGCTAAATTGGATGAAATTTTGAAGGTACAACATCCCGGGATTAAGGAAGAAGACATTACAGAATTTAATCCTTTTGATTATGAGAAAATTATAGTTTTTAATCATAGACCTGCTACATATAAAGATTTTGATAATTTTATGGCAACTATGGATAAATTATGGGAGCAGAGACAGGACTTTAAAGTTTGGATTCCACTTTTAGAGTCGCCTAATCGACCCTATGTATATGTGACTAAATATGAAAAACAAAAATATTATGAAGAACTTAGGAGATGTTGTGTAGGCTATTCGCCAAAACAACTCTATGGAGGGTGGTCTGTTGCTTCTACCGATGGCATTATGAACGGTGTTCCTTATATCATGTATGACGCTTTATATTATAAAGAATTGAATCCTAAGGCAGATTTTTTTAAAACTAATGAAGAAGCTATTAAATTGTTAAACTTACATTTAGATAACCACTATCACAGGAATGAGAAGTCGGAAGAAGGATTACTATATATTAGAGAGAATTTGATATATAGTACTGAAATTCAACAAATGCTTAGTTATTTTGATAAAATCGTTTCAGAAGAGAAAGCTATTACCGATAGGTCTAATAGATACAAGGAAATGATAGAAATCGTAAAAACAGAGAAAAAAGTTTCGAAATATCAATTAACTAAATGGATAAATAATGATAGACCCTATGGAGTCGCATTGAATCCTTATAGACGTGCTTTGTTGAATCATCCTAACATTTATGATGGTGATGGGCTAGAACCCCATTACATTTGGAAAGATTAATATGAATCCATTTGACTATATTAAAGCAATTAATTCACATAAAGACATTATGAAGGACGATGCTCTAACTGAGAAGGAGTACACACCTTTTCTGGTTAATAGAGGTCTTTCATTCTTTCAGGACACAATTCTTCAAGTAAATGAGATGAATAGGTGTCATTTTCTCGATAAGAAACTCCAATTTGATTATTTACTAAATAATATCAGACCGAGAAGCAGATGGTCTAAATGGTTAAAACCAGATAAAATTGAAAATTTAGAAATAGTCAAAACGTATTTTGGTTTTGGTAACGAAAAAGCAAAGGATGCTTTGGAAGTACTTTCTGACACACAAATAGAAAAGATCAAAGCGCAATTTACGGAAGGTGGAGTGGAGAAGAAATGATAAATATTGAAGACATGATAGAGTGTACATTAGACAAACCTGATGATTTTTTAAAGATTAGAGAAACCCTTACAAGAATAGGTGTCGCATCAAGGAAAGATCGAACATTATATCAATCTTGTCATATATTACATAAACAGGGTCGATATTTTATAGTTCACTTTAAAGAATTATTTGCACTTGATGGGAAACCAACAAATTTTTCAGAGAATGATCAAGCGAGAAGAAATACTATATCAAATTTATTAGCCGAATGGGGTTTAATAAAGATAGTATCTGCAGAACAAACATCTACATTAATAGTTCCATTAAATCAATTAAAAATTCTTTCTTATAAAGAAAAAGATGAATGGACTTTGATACCAAAATATAATATTGGAAACAAAAAGGTTGAAAATGAGCAAAGCGAAGAAAGTTATAACAACGAAGAAGCCGGTTAAAACGGATACTACGTTGTCAAAATCACCAATGATGCCGGAAAACTTAAATTTTTATAAATTAAATGAACAAGTACAAATTCCTTCATTCTCTACAAGAGAATCGGCATGTTTTGATATAGGAGCTAATTTAATTGAGGGTGATAATGTTCAATATTTCGGTGCTGTACAGAATAAACAGCTACCTAGAAGGGTTGGATTAGATATAAATAGTAATAGAAATTTTGTTCAACTAAATAATATGGAAAGAATGTTAATTCCCACCGGCCTTATCGCAGATATTCCGGTAGGATTTTCTATTCGATTACATTCCAGATCGGGACTGGCATTTAAACAAGGAGTTTATCTCACAAATTGCGAAGGGGTTATCGATAGTGATTATGTCGATCCTATTTTTGTAATGGTTACTAGTTTAAGTAACGTACCTGTGAGAATTTTTAATGGAGATAGAATATGTCAAGGAGAACTAGTTCGATGCGAAAAGTATACATTGAATGAGTCTGATGAGCCACCAGATCAAAAAACAGATAGAGAAGGTGGATTTGGTTCAACGGGTGTGTAGTACATGGTGTATGCAGACTTGATTTTAACTTCAATAAATTTAACGGAGATATATGTTAGATACAGTAACAGGCTGGATTAAAAGCCTAACAGAAGCCGGTCTTGCACTAATAGCACTTGGTGTAGTACTGCAAATTTTATTTGGAGCAGCTGTTCCTTTCCTCGGCCTCGATGTCGTTGGGTCGGTAACTGCTTTAGTAAAAAGTTTAGGGTCCGAAGGACTCGTAGGTTTAGTCGCAATTTGGGTTCTTTGGGGAATTTATTCCAAGTAACTCTTGACAAACTTAAAAAGTATGTTATAATATACTTAAGTGAAATTTATATTATGAAAAAAGAATTCAAGGGGATTTGATCTCTTCAATGAGTGGATGATCCCCTTGTCTTATATTATAAATAATTATGAAAGCAAAGTATACGTTATTAGTGGAAGAAGGTGAGTATACCGAAGATTCACTAATAATATTGATTTTTACAGTTTTAAGACATCGCTTCCAGCACCTATGTAAAGGTGAAGGATGGCGTGATTGAGGTTGTCCATAGTGGAAACCTCTTATAACAACGATTGCTCTGGCGTATGAGAATCGTTTATTGTTAACCTCGCTTTATAAGGAGGAATTATGGTATTACGCGCAGCACATGTTCCCATGAACTTTGGGGATTTCGAAAAAGCTCTAGGATTTTCCATAGGGTTCGATTCAATGTTTGACAGGTTGCTTGGAGGAAACATGCAACATGTCTCAAACAATCAAGGGTATCCACCCTACAATATCAGAAAAGACGGAGACACCAAGTATTTCATCGAAATGGCCGTAGCAGGTCTTTCGGAGGATGATCTTGAGGTTGAATTAAAAGAGGGAACTCTTGCGGTTCGATCTAAACAATCTACAGATGATCAATCTGATTATGTCCATCGCGGTATTGCGAAGCGACAATTTGAAAGGTCGTTTGCTCTTTCTGATGACATTGTTGTTAAGGGGTGTGACTTAACTAACGGAATGTTAATTGTTGAACTTGAGAAAGTAATTCCAGAGGAAAAACGAGCACGTTTGATTCCTATTGGATCTAAAACGATCAAGTCGATCAGTAACTAACACATGATGCGCCCATCAGTTTTTACTGATGGGCATTTTACTAAATACTACAGTAAATAAAAATTCACATTAGGAGAAAACAATGTGTCCACAGGGAAATGAAGAATGCAAAAATGAAAACTGCACTTGTGATCCATGTACTTGTACAGAGGAACAATGTTGTAGTGAATAATAATGGAGAATAATTATGTTACCACTTGCGGGAATGTTATTCAACGTAGTTGCTGGATTGATAGTTGACAAAGCTCAAGACCTCGCACATGAACACGTTGAAAAAATGATTGATGATATTCTTCCAGACAAAGCGAAGAAAGAATTAGATAAAGTTGTAAAGGATGATCCTTCACATACATTTGAAAACGCAAAAGATGCATTAATGGGAGCTGTAGAAGGTAAACTTCCTATCAATTTAAAAGATGGAACGATTAAACCACTTGAAATAACCTTTACAGTTAAGTATGATCCTACTACTGGATCTATGGATATTGAAAAAACGGGAGTTTTATAATGGCCGAGACTATAAGATTATCAAAGAACTTTGCACTCTCAGAAATGGTAAAGAGTGCAACAGCCGAAAGATTGAGGGTGGACAATTCACCTAGTGATATACACCTTGTAAATCTGACACACCTTGCAATTCGTATTTTACAACCAGTAAGAGATGAGTTTGGAGTTATTACAATTAATTCGGGCTACAGAAGTCCTGCACTAAATGCAAAAGTTGGTGGATCAAAAACAAGTCAACATTGCAATGGTCAGGCAGCCGATTTTGAAAGTTTTTCAACACCTAATCCAGACCTTGCAAAATGGATTGCAAATAATTTAGAATTTGACCAACTAATTTTGGAGTTTTATGATGGTGTCAATCCTAATAGTGGGTGGATACATTGTAGTTACAATTTGATGGGCAATCGTAAGAAAATAATGACTGCATTAAAGACTAAAAATGGCGTACAATATAAAAACGGTTTCGTTTCTAAATAATAAAATACAAGAAATTTTCATCAAGATATATTTACAATTTTTATTTTTGATTGGTGGATTTATGGGTCGCTCATGGGTTGACAAACACATAAAACTGTGTTATAATAGATTAGATAAAATTAATAGTGATTATGATAAAGTGACAAGGAACCAATGGTACAAATAGTAGATGATTTTTTAGATAAAGAAATATTTGAAAAATTACAAACTTTAATGATGACGGATGCGATTCATTGGTTTTATTGGCCCAATATTGATAATCCTGAAGATGAAGATAAGTTTCAATTTATTCATTCATTTTATCAGGATAAAATTCCATCTTCTTCATTTGTAGAACATGTGAATCCCGTTCTTCAATGTTTAAATCCATTAGCTGTATATAGAATAAAAGCAAATCTTTTGACAAGAACAGAGGATATTATTAAAAATTCATTTCATGTAGATATTCCTCACATGTCAGAAGAAAAACAAAGTCAATGGACAACTGCTATTCTGTACATGAACACTAATAATGGTTATACTGAATTCGCAGAAGGAATGAAGCAATATGAAAAAGTTGAAAGTGTTGCAAATAGAGTAGCTATTTTTCCTGCCAATATAAAACATCGTGGTACATCCTGTACTGATGAAAAATCTAGAGTGGTTATAAATTTTAATTATTTCAAACATGAAGAATAAATTTTATACTAATGTAGTATGTCTCGGTAATTATATTTTCGAAAGGGGAGTCGAAAATGGAATACCTTTTGAGAATAAAACAGAATTTAAGCCCACCTTATATATCCCCACCACAAGTAAGACCGATTGGCGCACTCTTGAAGATAATCCCGTTGGACCCGTTCAATGGGGTACTATTAAAGAAACACGTGCGGCATTAAAGAAGTATGAAGGTGTAGAGAATATGAAGCTCTATGGTCATACTAATTTTAATTATTCCTATATTGGAGAAACCTATCCAGACAATATCGATTACAATTTAGAACATATTAAAATATTGTATATTGATATTGAAGTTGGTTCGGAACATGGTTTTCCAAATCCAGAAACTGCCCCTTCTGAAGTAACTGCTATTACAACTAAGATGGGTGATGATATTCAGGTTTGGGGTTGTGGTGAATTTAAGAATGATAATGAAGAGATCACATATAATAAATGTGGAGATGAACGACAATTATTAGAACAGTTTGTCATGTATTGGCAACAGAATTGTCCTCATGTTATTTCTGGTTGGAATACTAAAACATTTGACACACCTTATCTAGTCAATAGAATTCGTAATATATTAAGTGAAACGTGGGTCAAGAAACTCTCGCCGTGGGGATTTGTTAAAGAACAAAAAATCTTTGGTATGGGTGGTAGAGAGGTACAGTCTTATGAAATATATGGTGTATCTGAATTAGATTATATGGAGTCGTATAAGAAATTTACGTTTAGGAATCATGAATCTTATAGATTAGATCACATTGCTAATGTTGAATTGGGTCAAAAGAAGTTAGATTATTCTGAGGTCGCGACACTTCATGAATTATATAAAACAGATTATCAAAAGTTTATTGAATATAATATTCAAGATGTGTTATTAGTGGATCGTCTTGAAAAGAAGATGAAGCTTTTAGAATTGATTATGTCACTTGCATTTCTATCTAAATGTAATTTTACTGATACGTTTGCACAGACAAGAATGTGGGATTGTATTATTTACAATCATCTTTTAAAGAACAAAGTTGTCATTCCACAAAAGAAGCATGCACGTAAAGGTGATATGTATGAGGGTGCTTATGTGAAGGCACCACAAAAAGGAAGACATAAATGGATTGTTAGTTTTGACTTGAATAGTCTATATCCACATTTGATCATGCAATATAATATTTCACCTGAAACTATTTTAGGGACATGGAAAGATGACATGACCGTAAATGAGTTATTAAATAAAGAATTTGATACATCAGTTTGGAAAGAAAAAGATATTACAGTTACACCAAACGGTTCTGTTTATCGTAGGGATAAGCAAGGGTTTCTCCCTGCATTGATGGAGAGTATGTATAATGATAGAGTGACATATAAACAGAAGATGTTGGAAGAACAAAAGAAGGGTAGTAATGCTGATCCAAATAAATTATCTCAATATTACAATTATCAACAAAATTTAAAAATCGCACTTAACTCTGCATATGGTGCGATGGGTAATCAATGGTTTCGATTTTATGATGAAAGAAATGCGGAAGCCGTTACTG